ACTTTCTAACGGATCACAAATTAAAGCAGTAGCAAGCTCAGGAACATCAGGACGTTCAGAAGCGTTATCTTTAGTTATTATTGATGAGGCAGCTTTCGTTGACAATGCGGAAGAGTTGTGGGCATCACTACAACAAACACTAGCAACTGGAGGTAGAGGTGTTATACTAAGTACACCAAACGGAACTGGTAATTTCTTCCATAAGATCTGGATGAAATCAGAAGAGGGAGAGAATCAATTCTACACCAAACGACTGCCATGGCAAGTGCATCCCGAAAGAGATCAAGAGTGGAGAGATAGGCAAGATGAGGAGTTAGGTCTTAGGTTAGCAGCTCAAGAGTGTGATTGCGATTTCAGTACCTCAGGTAACACAGTCGTACATCCAGATATGCTAAACTTCTACAGACAAACCTATATGCAAGATCCAATCGAAAAACGAGGATTTGATAGTAACTTGCATGTGTGGGAGATTCCAAATTATACAAAAGACTATGTGGTAGTAGCCGATGTTGCTCGTGGAGATGGAACAGATTACTCAGCGTTCCACGTATTTGATTTAGAAGAGGCAACACAAGTAGCTGAATATAAAGGGCAAGTAACGACAAAGGATTATGGTAACATGTTGGTGTCAATATCAACAGAGTACAATGATGCACTGCTTGTTATTGAAAATGCAAACATAGGATGGGCAACCATTCAACAAGTGATTGAGAGAGGATACAAAAACCTCTACTACACACCAAAAGATATAGGATTAGATTCGGATAGATATCTAGCTCGAGCAACAGACGTACAACGTACCAAAGATCAAGTAGCCGGCTTTACGATGTCTTCAAAAGTACGACCATTAATTATTTCCAAGATGGAGTTGTATATGAGGGAAAAAAGTTGTATAATAAGGAGTAGAAGACTCTTAGATGAGCTCGGAGTTTTCATATGGCGAAACGCCAGACCAGAAGCTCAACAAGGATACAATGATGATTTAGTAATGAGTTGGTGTATGGCATTATGGGTAAGAGACACAGCATTAAAGCTACGTCAAGCAGGAATCGAGCTAACAAAAAGAGCTCTAGATCATGCAAAGTCCACTGCCGTATACAAAACGTCCCACGAGAACAATTCGTGGAAAATGGACATAAAAGGTAAAGACGAAGACTTAAATTGGTTATTGTAGCCTATTTATATAAAATAAACAAGAATGGCAGAAGAGAATAAACCTAACTTATTTAACAGATTACGAAAACTGTTTAGTACGGATGTTATTATTCGTAATGTAGGTGGGAAGCAGTTAAAGGTGGTTGATACTGATAATTTGCAATCAGTAGGTAACTTAGAAAATAATAGCCGAATCGACAGGTTCAACAGAATGTATGGGACTGGTATTACTACCGCATACAATCAGGGTGAGATATTACAAGCTACTAGAATTGAGTTATTCAAAGATTACGAAGCAATGGATTCTGATAGTATCTTATCTTCCGCTTTAGACATATACGCAGACGAATGTACAGCTAAGGATGAGTTTGATGATACCCTAACAATTGTCACAAACAACGACAAGATTCACAAAGTACTTCACAACCTATTTTACGATATCATGAATATCGAATTTAATTTGTGGCCATGGACAAGGAGTGTCTTGAAATATGGTGATTTTTACTTACACCTAAATATCACCGAGAAGTATGGAATAACAAACGTGGAGCCAATCTCAGCTTATGAGATGGTACGAGAAGAGGGTATAGATCCAAAAAATCCAAACAAAGTAACTTTCAAGAGAGACATGCTAGGAGGCATTGCAGCATCTACAATAGTCCATCGTCAAGATTCTGAAGAGTATGATAACTTTGAGATAGCACACTTTAGATTGTTAAATGATACCAACTTTTTACCTTATGGTAGATCGTTGTTAGAGCCAGCAAGAAAAGTATGGAAACAACTCACACTAATGGAAGATGCGATGTTAATTCATCGTATTATGAGAGCTCCAGACAAACGTATTTTCAAGATTGATATTGGTAATATACCACCAAACGAAGTTGATGCATTTATGGAAGGAATGATCAACAAAATGAAAAAGGTACCTTTCATTGATGAAAGCACTGGAGAATATAATCTAAAATACAACATGCAAAACATATTAGAAGATTTCTATCTTCCAGTACGTGGAGCTGAGAGTGGAACAATGATTGAAACAACACCTGGATTGCAGATGGATTCAATTCCGGATATTGAGTATTTGCAAAACAGAATGTTAGGTGCTTTAAAAATACCAAAAGCATATTTAGGATTCTTAGAAGATACTACTGGAAAAGCATCGCTAGCATCTCAAGATTTTAGATTTGCAAGAACAATAGAAAGAGTGCAAAAGATTATTGTTAGTGAACTTACAAAAGTTGCAATCGTTCATTTATACTCACAAGGATTTACTGATGAAGAGATTGTAGATTTCTCATTAAAACTAACTCCTCCATCAACTTATTACGAAAGAGAAAAATTAGAGTTGTGGACTCAAAAAGCAACACTAGCAGGAGACTTGGTAGAGAAAAAATTATTTAGTAGATTCTGGACTTACGAGCATTTGTTCAATATGCAGCCAGAACAATGGATGGAAGAGCAAGATCGTATTGCAGCTGATTCAAAAGAATTCTTCCGATTAGAACAGATCAAGACTGAAGGCAATGATCCAAAAGAAAGTGGTCAGTCATTTGGTACACCACATGACATAGCTAGCTTGTATAAAGGAGATGAGGGAGTGCCGAAAGGATATGACGAAAAACAAGTACCTGAGGGTGGATGGCCTGGAGCCGGAAGACCTAAAGAACCGGGTACATACGGTAAGCATTCACACCCATTAGGATGGGATCCAGCAGGTCACAAGCAAAACAAAGCTGCTGGTCGTGTAGTGTATGAAGCGCAAAACTTAGATAGTTATAAGGGATTAAGAGATAATCTTAACACAAAATCTGATGCGTTGCGAACCACATACAATAAGAATGTAAAAAAAGATGGTCTTCTCAACGAAGAAAACCTTTTAGATGAGTAGTAATAAAAAAAACCGCCATATTTATTATTAGGTAATATATTATATGAAGAAGTCGACACACTCGAAGATAAAGAACACCGGAATTCTTTTTGAGTTGCTAACGAGACAAATTACAGCAGACACAATGACTGGTGTAGACAATTCTCCCGCACTCAAGATAATTAAGGAATATTTCGCAGCCAAAACAGCATTAGCGAAGGAATTGGTATTATACCAAACTTTAATTAATGAAACTTTCAAAACTAGTAATAAAGCAAATATGCTTCTTAACACAACAATTAAGATGCGTAGAAGCTTAGATGAGAAAGCGCTAAATGATTGCAAATACAATCTCATTAAAGAGATCAAAAAACATTACGATTTAAAAGATTTTTTTAAGTCTACTATATCTAATTACAAAATACATGCATCCATATATAGGGTGTTTGAAGGTTCTGGAATATCCCAGGCAGCTGACGTTGTTAGAAGTAGAGTAGCTATAACAGAACATATTACAAAAAGTGAACAAACCTCATCTCCTAAAAAGATTGAATATTTAAAAGAAGATGAAGAAGTAAGAGTTTTAGCATACAAAATAATGCTAGAAAAATTCAACTCAAAATACGCAAAGCTTTCTGATAGTCAACAGTCAATTTTACGAGAGTATATTAACAACATCAGTAACACTACTAATCTTCGTGATTTTGTAATTAAAGAAAGTGCTAAGCTTCAAGAGAGTTTGGGTAAAAAATTAAAAGTAGTTAAAGATCAGATCATATCAATTAAATTGACAGAGGTTATGCATCTGTTAGATAACAACAAAAAGATCAAGCGCGTGAAAGAAGATCATGTACACTCATTACTGCTCTATCACGAACTTCTTAAAGAACTGTAACATGAGATTAAGCTTAGAAGAAAGAGAAGACTTAAAAAAATATATCAAAGAGCAGGCAGCTAAGATGAAAGAAAACACTACTGGTGCCATTGCTACTTATGATACGCCAAACGCATTTACCGGAGACAAGGATGATGATGGCACACAAGCTGTCGATCTTACCGATCCAGAATACGCTTACTCAATAAAAGGTCCTAAAAAAAGAAATCCTAAATATTCTGTAAAACTAAACGAAGTATCTTATCAAGCTTTTAAGAAAGATGAATCAAGATCTACAGTACAGAAAGTTAATGCAAACATATTAGAAGTAAACAAAAATATTAGAGAGTTGGCAAGAATGCTACAACATAGCATAAAGTTAAAAACCGAACAGAAAATGGACAACAATATCCATTGGAAAAGAACCAACGAAGCATTAAAAAAAATGCACTATCGTATATCGGTGTTATCAGAAAAAGCCAATCAACTTTATGATCTAACAGAAGCCACAGCTCAACAAGCCCAAGGAGATTTACTATCACTCTTAAACAGTGTTGGTGATCCGCAGTTTGATGCAATACGACCTAACGATATTGACCACAATCCGATAGGAGCTGACCATTTTGAGTTTGATGTAATGTTAAACGGCGAACCAATTGCAATCGATTGGGACAAAGGAAACTTAACATATCAAGACTATAGCGAAGAAGTACCGTTAGGAAACATTGATAATCCTGAGGAAGTTATCGCTAATATTAAAAAACACTTAATATCATGAAAAGAGTCTTAATAGATTATATCGGATCAATCCAGGTATCGCCTTCACAGATAAACGAATCCATGAATAAAAATAATGGAAAGTTAATCGTGTCAGGAATAATGCAAAGAGCCAGTACCGGTGATGATGAGAACTTTAACCAAAACGGAAGAAGCTATCCTTTACCTATTTTGAAAAAAGAATGCGAAACTTATAAAAACACTTTTGTAAAAGAACGTAGAGCATTGGGTGAATTAGATCATCCAGATTCTCAAGTAGTAAACTTATCAAACGTGTCTCACAACGTACTTGACTTATGGTGGCAAGGGACTGACTTAATGGGAAAGATTGAAATATTATCTACACCATCAGGAAACATTGCAAAGGAATTAATGAAATCTGGAATCAGATTAGGTATCAGTTCTAGAGGAATGGGATCTGTTAAGGAGTTAGGAGAAGGAAAAGTAGAAGTACAAGACGACTTTGAAATCGTATGTTGGGACTTGGTTAGTAATCCATCTACACAAGGTGCATTTATGAATTCATCTTTAAACGAAAATACCAACTCAAACAACAGCAATAA